TTGCCGTTACTAAAGAAAAACTGATTCAAGGTGATGCTTCAGAAATAGTTAAGATTCGTGAACGGCAAGCGAGGCTAGCACGTTTCATGCAACTTAAAGGGATGAAGGTTTTAGAAAACGAGAAACTTGATGTTACTGCTGATGACGCCAGAAAAATGGTTGTAGCTGGTTTACAGGAAGAACGTCGAGCTGTTGGTATCGATGGTAGTGGTGGTGACAAGGGCAATACATCACTTACCCAAATTAATATTAATGGCCCAAAGACAAACTTAGACAAGTTAGTCGAAACATTAGACTATGAAGGGATACTCGGACTTATTGCAGACCTTAAACGAGAAAGAACTAGACGTGCTATCCCAACGGCTTCTTCAGATAGCTCAAGAGAGATACAAGAAGGAAAGGTTATCTGATTATTTCAGTTGGGTGAAAGCTGTTTGGGTTAACTCTAGGGGTAAACCGCTCGAATTTTCAAATCGGGCGTATTTAGTTCAGATATATCAGGATCAACATCCTAATATTGTCTATACAAAATCTGCTCAGATGGGTATTTCCGAAAGATTACTTTCCGAATCTGTATGGATTGCTGAACAACTAGGTTTAAACAGTATGTTCACCACTCCAGCACAAGCGCAACTACAGGACTTCGTTCAGGCACGTTTGAACCCAACCTTAGAATTATCGGAATATCTAAAAACTAAAATAGAAGATGATGATGTTAAGGCTAGAAAGTTAGGACTTAAAAAGATTGGTAAAGGTTATATCTACTTTCGGGGATCACAAAACCAAAAACAGATTATTTCAGTCGATGCCGATTGCGTATTTCTTGACGAACGTGATCGTTTTAATGAAGAAAATGTGCCTTATATCGAAAAACGTTTACTTGCTTCAACTTTAAAATGGCGACGCGAAGCTTCGACACCGACACTACCAAACTGGGGTGTTCACCGTTCTTACTTGGATTCAGATCAACGCGTGTGGCAAGTACAATGTAAGAAATGCAAATTATGGCAACAAATAGACTTTTTTAAAAGCGTTGACATGATAAAAAAGGTCTGTCGTTGTACTGCTTGTAAGAAAAAAATAGACCGTCTTGATCCAAATGGACGATGGTTGATACAAAACCCTAGTTCGCAGATTCATGGTTATATGATTTCTGGGATGTATAACCCAATGACAACTATCGCAGATTTGATTAAAAAGTATCGTAAGTCACGCGTGTCAGGGTTTTCAGCCTTGCAACAGTTTTACAATCAGGACTTAGGGTTGCCATATGAAGTTGAAGGTCAAAGAATAAAACTTGAAGAATTAAATGGGTGTGTTCACGAGTATATGTTCCCAGTATCAGATATAAAGGGATGTTTTGCCGGTGTCGATGTTGGGCCAGATATTTTGCATTGTACGGTTGTAGAGCGTGGCCCAGAAGGTAAGTTTAGGCTCATTTGGGTTGGTACTGTATCAAAATTTTTTGGTCCTAGTGACAGTGTAGAACAACTGATTAGAACATATAGTGTTAAGACGCTTGTAATCGATAAGAAACCAGAAACGACTAAGGTTCAAGAACTGATTGCTATGTTTCCTGGTAAAGTTTATGCCTGTATTTATTCAACAACAGATTTTCCTGTCCAAGAATATATGCTATGGGACGACATAAAATATGAAGTAAGAGTTGACAGGACAAATTCATTGGATTATCTTATAGCAGACATACAAAATAAAAAGATGGAACTGCCCAAGAATATTGAAACGGTGCAAGACTACTTTGAGCAGTTGCGTTCTTCATCAAGAGTGACCGAGAAAAATTCGAAAGGGCAGAACATATCGAAATGGATAGAAAAAGGCGCGGATCATTATTTACATTCCCTCAACTACGCGCGAGTGGCTCAATCGAGGGGAGTCACAGGAGAAGCGTTACTGGATTATTATGTCAAACCCGGAGTGGGATTAACCCCAGGTTTAGTGGAATGGCTAAGAGTTAATTCAGTACGTTTATAAAATTATGGCAAATATTTGGAGTAAACTTCTAAAATCGGCCTTTAGCCCGATCATTGATGAAGAAGTCAATGAAAAGTTAAAGAAGATTAAAGAAGATGTTGTGGCTAGTTCTCTAGCCAAGCAAGTTTCTGCTATTTCCGTACCTAACGGTTTTAAGTCAGAACCAAGAAATTTTGCAAAAGGCATTGGCCCATCAACATTACGTGAATTTTCCTTATACTATCCGATTTTACGTGCTTGTATCAATTATAGAAAACGTCAAATCAATCAACTTTCATGGGAAATATCTCCGATAAAGGTTATCGTTGATAAGACTAAAAAGGAAGCGGCCACCAAGGAAGCAGAAGTTATAAAGAAGTTCTTTAATTATCCTACTGGCGATAAAACAATCTCGTTCAGAACTTTTTGCAATAAGATTATTGAAGACTTGATGGTTTTAGATGCGGTTGCAATCTACAGACGGCAAACTCGTGGCGGTAAACTTCTAGGTTATTTACCAATCGATGCCTCAACCATTGAGTTAATTGTTAACAGCGATGGCACAACCCCTAATTCTCCACAAAAAGCATATGTTCAAAAAATCAACGGTAAAGTAGTTACCGAATTAACTGTCGATGAATTAATCTACAGGGTAATGAACCCACGAACAGAAACACCTTATGGGTTAAGTTTAGTCGAAACATTGATATTAGTTGTTACCACCGCCTTAAAATTATCATCTTTTAATCTATCGTATTTAACAGAAGGTAATGTCCCAGAAGGGTTTATCGAACTACCAAAAGATATTGCTTCAAATCAAGATCAATTAAATACTTGGCAAGTAGCTTGGGATGCAATGTTAGCTGGTGATCCGCGATATCAACGCAAGATTAAATTCTTACCAGAAGGTATGAAGTGGAATCCAATTCGAAAACCAGAAGATATGGAGTTCGAACGTTTTGAAAAATGGCTTTTAATGCAAACTTGTTCTGTAATGGAAGTTGCTCCACAGGCTATTGGTTTCGATTTTGAACGTGGTAAAGGTGCCGCTGAAACTGAGTGGGAAATAGGTAAAGAACGTGGCCAATATCCATTAGCAAACTTATTAAAAGAATTATTCGATCACATCATACAAGAAGATATGGGTAATACAGACTTCGAATTTGCTTGGACTAATATTAATCCGACTAATCGTAAAGAAGAAGCTGACGTATTTGCGAAACTTGTGAACACTGGTGCTGTATCAATAGATGAATGGCGATTAGGTGAAGGGCTAGAGCCTGTTGGATGTCCTCCTTATGTCATGACTCCAGTCGGTCCAATCTTTGTTCACGATCTTGTCAGTATGTCACAATCTGGTAATCCAATATTGCCTGGTTCATATTCTCTTAATAACCCTACCCCAACTGACGGTACAAAACCCAAGACAGCGCCTTCTACCGATAAGCCATCAACTAACGTAAAAACAAAGGAAGAACCAACTGATAAGAAATCTGCTGAACAAACAAAGAAGTTCGAAATAATCAGTCGTAATGAAGTTGTGGACGAGTTAAAACGATGGAAACGTGCCGCATTAAACGACATGAAACAGTCAAAAGATTTTCGTGACTTTAAAACAGTGGTGATTGATCCTCGTACACAAAAGATAATTCGCGATGCTCTTGTCGCCGTTAAAGGTCGTGATGAACTTAATGATTTGTTTGATCCGTTTATTACCAGAGAGAATCAAATTGTCACTTCGGTGATGGAACTCTACGATAATATTGTAGATATAGTAAAGGATGAACAAAACACAATTAATTAAACAAGCATTAGAAGATTTCTTCTATAAGATCCGGGTTAATGTTGCACTGCGTGATGTCTTAAAAAGTGACAGATGTGCTTCTGTGGCTAAAATGTTTTCTTTGGGAATTAAGAAGCAGTTGTCGATGTACACAAAAAAAGAAGTCATCAATGATATTGTCGGATTTTACAAAGGCGAATTACGTCAAATTACTAATCCAGAGCTTTATGATGGTGTTATGCGTCACTGGATTCCTTTATTGTCGATAATTGACCAAGATGAACTTAATGACTATTTAGTTTTCGCATCAACAAGAGGTGGTCAATCTGCGCTAGATAAACTTAAAATAGATCAGAAGTTTGTATTACTTAGTGAAAGTAGTTTAAAGAATATTAATATACGTTCAAGTGAATCTTTGGCACTTATAGAACAAACAACTCAACTGTGGGTTGTAAAGATTATCAACGATGCTTTGAAAGAAAGTTTAAGCCCAGAAGAAATAGCCAAATTGGTTAAGTCAGCAATTAATAAAGCGTCTTCTAATCGCGGTGAACTAATAGCTGAACACGAAGCGACACTTGCGATAGGTGAAATGGAACTGGAAGTCTATCGTCGTAGCGGTGTCGCATTTATTCGTTGGATAACAGCACGTGACGAATTGACTTGTGAAATTTGTATGGGGAACGAAGAAGCTGGCGCTATTGAAACTGGAACTTTATTCCCAAGTGGAGTTACGACAACTCCCGCTCATCACAGATGCCGTTGCCTAATTTTACCAGTTGAACAAGATGAAATTAAAAATATATGGATTGGCCAATGAACGAAGACAAAGACGAACTGGACGCACCAGATATTTCTGAAAGACGTATCAAAAGGCAACTATACATGGAATTTCTGGGTGACTTTAAAGAAGTAATTGGAGATTATGTCAAAGAGACAGTCAATCAATTGTGCATTTCAGAAATACCGATAAATGGCGTAGTAAAACTTTTCGATGGACTATCGCACGGTATGGTGAAAATCAAGAATCAGGGTGAAACAAGTTGTTATTTGTCAACTAACGGTCAATGTGGGTTCAAATTATGTCCAAATGAATCAATTGAATTCTATCTGAACAATCAGTTATTTGTGACTACTGTGTCTGGAACTACTAGAATTGGTTTTATTCGCGGTTAGACCTTGACAACTATTATAAAGTATGGTTATATCTAAGCAAGGGTTTCAATGGAGTATTCAGACTCCGATAAAGTATCCGCACTTAACGAACCACCGATTGACGGTGGTTTTTTTTGGTTAAAAAAAGGAGTAAACCTATGTGGCTAAAATTTATAAAAGACTGCGAAACAAATAGAAATCAAGATATTATATGGACAGATGACAATGTTTCTGCAAGCAAACAGATTAATGGTGGCAACGCCGTTAGATGTTTAGGACCAGACGGTGAAATCTTTGAAGATAGCGCCCCAGAAGCAATTATCAAACAATTGGCCGCCGAAGATAATATCAGTTATAAAGAAGAAGAAATTGAAATGCGCAAGATAAACAAAGCTCTTGCCAAAGAAAAGCGACAGAAAATGTCACTAGGAATTTATATTGATAAAAGCGAAGAACTTGCACATATTTCTTTAAAAGAAAAAGCAAGAAGTAAAGATATTATTAGTTAAAATTTACCTTTAGGAGGTGAAAAATTATGGCAGCTACATTTAGTGTTGCACAACAATACGGAACAGGAACAGGTTCAGTTACTTTGTTAGGAGCTACTGGTTCTCTTTGGTACTTCAAACAGGCAACTTCAGCCGGAACCGGAGATTATAATACAGCAGGATCAAATATCCCCGCTGGACAAAACTCTTTCGGTGTACATTTAAGACCGTATTTTTCTACAACCGCAACAAATACATTCAGTAATATTCGTTTCTATATATCTACCGCTTGGACTTCTACAACTTACAATGCTGTAGGTACAAGTGCCGCTGGTTATACACAATCAACAGCTTCAAGCACAGTCGCTACCGACGGTGGTGGTTCTAATGCTGCTGTTCCAACCGGATCAGCAACTAACGCCGCTATTGCACTTGGTTCACTGACACTTGGAAATGCTTCTGGTTACGGGCCTTCATTCTTGAGAGTTCAGTTAACTACTAACGCATCAGCACCAGCTGGAGACACCCCATTTGGAGGTTTTACCTGG